AAATTCGCACGCGCCCCGGTCATTGCGCACACACGTGAGATCGCCAAGGACGAGCTTCTGCTCATGGGGATCGACGAGGAGTTTATCGAAGACAACAAAGGGATCCGCGCCGATCGCTCGACGGAGAGCCTGGCCTGGAGCCGGCAGTTCTACGGCACGTCCAACGTCTCGGAGATCGTGCGGGACACCCGCGAGATCGCAGACCCCTCCCAGGAGCCCATCCGCTTCACGGAAGTCTACGCTCTCATCGACACTGACAACGACGGTATCGGGGAACTTCGCATGTTCAAGTGCGTGGGCCCCGACTACAGTATTGTCCCGGACGAGAACGGGGACACCATGGGCGAACTGGTGGACGAGGTCCCCATCGCCATGTTCACCCCGGACCCGGAGCCGCACACCATTCCTGGGCTCTGCAACTTCGACTACCTGCGCGAGATCCAGAAAGTCAAGTCTCAGATCCAGCGCGGCCAGCTGAACAGCCTAGCCCAGTCGATTGAGAACCAGCTAGTCGTCAATTCCTCGGACGTCAATATGCGCGATCTGATCTCCCCGGAGATCTCGGGCATCATCCGCGTCCGCCGCGACGTCAACAACAGCCTGCGGGAGATCCGCCACCAGTTCGTGGGTGGGGACACGCTGCCGGTCCTGGAATACTACGACCAGATCAAGGCCGACCGCACGGGGTCCGCAGGGCCGCGTGAGGGCCTAAATCCGAACATCATGCAGTCCACGACGGCGGAGGCCGTCAGCGCCACTCTCAACAAGTCGCAGCAGCGTATCAAGATGCTGGCCCGCGTCTACGCGGAGACCGGCTTCAAGCAGATGTTCAAGGGCATCTACGGACTGGTCGTCAAGCACCAGAACCGTGAGCGCGTCGTGCGCCTCCGCAACGAGTACGTGCCGGTGGATCCGCGCTACTGGGACGCGGAGATGGACGTTCGCGTCAATGTGGCACTTGGGACTGGCTCTCGGACGGAGAAGATCAGCGCACTCCAATCCCTTGCGCAGCAGCAGGAGCAGCACATCCAGATGGGCTCGCCCCTGGTCAGCTTCTCGGAGCTTCGGTCAACGTATGGCAAATTGACAGATCTACTGGGCTACAAGGACACCGATCAGTTCTGGAAACCCTGGGGCCCGGAGCAGCAGCAGCAGTTCGAGCAGGCCCAGGCGGAGGCGGAGGCGGAGGCGGCGCAGAACCAGCCGGAGGATCCGGCCCAGCGCGTCGTGGACGTCGAGGAACTGAAGGTCACCCTCGCCGCCCAGGAAGCTCAGAACAAGCACGCACTCGAACTGCGGAAGATCGAACTGCAGGACGCCCGCGAGCGGGACAAGCAGGCGCGTGAGTTCGCCCTGCGCGAGTACGAGATCGAACTGCAGTACAAGTCCAAGATCGACGACCGCGAGCTTCAGCAGAAGATTGCCACCGCCAAGGCATCCTCGTCCTAATACCGCATAGGTTGCGGTTCAGGGCCGCTAAATTGAGATCTCCCCACACGGAGCAACGATGGAAGACGTAAATGACATCCCGACGGAGGTCTACCAGGTAGCCTCCCTCGGGGAGCAGATGGAGGCCATGCTGGGAACAGAGGCCTTCCAGACGGGCGTGACACTCGCACGCGCCCGTGTGTTCGAAGAGTGGACCAGGGCATCGGCCCCGTCCACTCGCGAGGAACTGCACGCGGAGATGCGTGCCCTTGACCGCCTACTGGAGGCGTTCAAGTCCATCGACGACGAAGGGGTAGTCGCTCGGGAAGCTATCCGGCAGCGCGAGTCCGCCACGGACTTGTAGTGCACGCCATAGTCCGAAGGGGCACTTCTTCGCTACACTGGAGCCAGCATGGCAGATTCCACACTGAAGATCGAAACGCCGACATCTGCGGACGAAATCCCTGAAGGCATAGCCCTGGACGGGATGTCTGCGGACGAGGCAGCGCAAGGGCTGTTCGATGCTCTCGCTGAGGACCCTGAGTTCTCAGAGAACGAGGAGTCGGAGCAGTCAACACCCCAAGAGGGAGACCTCGAAGGTGAAGGGGAGGAGTTCGAGGAGGACCTGGGCGATGACCTCGACGACGCCGAAGAGGCGGAAGAAGAGGAAGTCGAAGAGGCCGACGAGAACTTCGAGTCTGAGGAAGACGGAGAGAACGAGGAGAAGGGAGGAGAGGACCTCTACGAAGTCACCCTGCCAGGTGGCGAGAAAGCAGAGGTAACCCTCGACGAGCTTCAAGCCGGGTACAGCCGGACCGAAGACTACACGCGCAAGCGTCAGCGGGATGCGTCTGAACACGCATCAGCGATGACGGAGGTGCGTGAGATCCGTGAGAAGTACGCAGACGGATTGACGCAGCTGGAAGACACTCTTTCCAAGCTCGGCCCGCAGCAGCCCGCCGCAACACTGCGTAAGTCGAACCCTGGTGAGTACGCTGCTCAGATGGCTGAGTGGCAGGCGTACCAGGACACGTTGGGGAAGATTGGGGAAGCGAAGGGCGCCGTCTCGGATGAGAAGGAGCACGAGCTTGCCGAAGCCAGACAGGCCCTTGTCCATGAGCAGTGGAACAAGGTCGTCGCAGAAGTGCCGGAGTGGTCGGACCAGGCGAAGGCCACCACCGAACTGGCGCAGCTGCGGAATCATGCTATCGACAACCTCGGCTTCAGTGCCGAGGAGGTCGACAGCCTGGTGGATGCCCGTCTTCTACTGATGCTAAAGGAGAACTACGACCTGAAGCAGAAGCGTCAGAAAGGGAAGAAGGTCGTCGAGAAGAAGCGGAAGTCCTCGAAGAGGCTGAAGCCCGGCTCGGTGTCCAAGACGCCTAAGAGCAAGAAAGCCGCTCGTCGTCAGCAGCAGGAAGCGGATCAGTTGGCAGCTAAGACTGGCAGCATGAGGGACGCTGCAAGAGCAATCGAAATGCTCCTGGACTAGCCGGGGGCATCACAGCAACATGAAGGAAGAAAAAAGATGGCACTCGTTACAGGTACCGCCACGCGGTACGACATGTCCGGCCTGAAGGAAAGCCTTCACGACCGGATCTACAACATCTCCCCAGAGGAGACCCCGTTCATCTCCGGCGCTGGCCGTGGCCCGAACGCGAAACAGACGCTCGAAGAGTGGCAGACGGACTCGCTGGCTGCGGCCGACGGAACCAACGCCCAGCTTGAGGGCGACGACGCTGCATTCAGCACGCCGACCGCGACCGTCCGGGTGGGTAACTACACCCAGATCATGCGGAAGACGCTCGTCCTGTCCGACACGCTCGAGGTTGTGGACAAGGCTGGTCGTCGCTCGGAGCTTGCGTACCAGCTGGCAAAGCGCGGTGCGGAACTCAAGCGTGACCTGGAGACCGTCTGCCTGCGTGCGCAGGGTGGCGCCTCCGGTTCGGCTGGTGTCGCACGGACGATGGCCGCTCTCTCGGCCTGGCTGAAGACGAACACCTCCTTCGACGCCACTTCCGGCGCCGACCCGACGTACACCTCCGGCGTTCCTGGTGCGGCTCGGACGGACTCGTCCGCTGACCGTGCCTTCACGGAAACCATCGCGAAGGCGGTCATCGAAGCTGGCTACACGGCCGGTGCGACGTTCAGCACTCTGATGGTGGGTCCGGTCAACAAGCAGCGGGTCTCGACGGACTTCGCTGGGATCGCGACTCGGAACTACGACCTCTCGAACGTTGCGGCCCGCCCCATGGCGGCGATCGCTTCGATCGACGTTTACGTGAATGACTTCGGTGTGCTCCGGGTCATCCCGAACCGCTTCCAGCGCGAGAAGGATGCCTGGTTCCTCGACTTCGAGTACGTTGAGCTTCGCTACCTGCGTCCGCTCTCGCAGGTCAAGCTCTCGAAGACGGGTGACGCGGAGAAGCGCATGATGGTCCAGGAAGTGACCATGTGCGTGAAGAACGAAGCCGCGATCGGTGGAGCCTTCGACCTGACGACTGTCTAAACAGACGTCAGCTGAGGTGAGGGGGTCGGGTCCTAGCGGCCCGGCCCCTAACCTCTCACAGGAGTAAAGGATATGGCAGGAGTAACCACAGCCCTGGTCCGGGCTGAGACGTTCATCACTCTCGACGACGCGGCTGAGTTCGCGGACACCGAGACGATCGTCATCGGACAGAAGACATACACGGCTCAGGATACGCTCACTGATGTAGACGGCAACGTCCACGTCGGCGCTGATGTCGCAGCTACGCTCACGAACCTGATCGCTGCAGTCAACATCTCGAATGAAGGCGAGAGCGCGACTGGTGCGGGAACGGATTACGCGGCTGCGATGACCCGCAACCCTGACGTGTACGCGATCGCAACATCGGCAACTGTCGCCACGTTCCGTGCACACATCCCCGGCGCCATTGGGAACAACATCCCGGTCGCCAACGGCACGGGCGCAGCAACGGTGGATAACGCCACTCTCGAGGGAGGCACGGGCATCGTTGCCGACTTCTTCGACGAGGTCCTGGACAGCGTTCAGCTGAATTCAGAGGCGCTGATGCACCTTTCACCGTTCAGCACGACTGCGGGTGGAGTAGGCGCGTAAACCCACATAGATGAATTGTGAGCCGGGGGTGGAGTCTGTGTGGGGCTCCTGCGGTGCCCCCGGTCTCACTCCCCACACAGGAGTAGAGACAGATGGGCCGGATGATATCGAGCGATCCAGTAACGAAGAAGGCGAAGGAATTCCATAAGGGCCAGGACGAGGGCTCTGAGTACTGGATCGAAGAGAAGCAGGACGTCGGGGGCATCATCGACCTGAACAAGGCGGAATACGCCTCCTACCGGAAGGCGACCGACGCGCACGCTGAGATGGGTGACCACTACGCCCGGATCCCCTCCGTCGTCTGGGGAGACCTCCTTCGCAGAGGAATCGCCCAGGACGAGAAGCGCCTGCGGAAGTGGTTGGACGACCGGGATAATCTCCTTTTCCGTCGTCGCCCGGGAAGCCTGTCGAAATGAGCAGAGAACCTGGTAGCCCGATTAAGCTCGCGATCCTCCTCCCGACGCACGAGAAGGTGGACGCGCTGTTTGCCTTTGACCTAGCGCAGATGGTCAGCCTCACGATGTCCGTGATGCCGGCCGACCAGGGTCACGACCTGGGCATCATAATGATGACCAACACGTACATCCACCAGGCCCGCCAGGAGCTTCTGCAGAACGCCCTCGCGGACGGGGTCACCCATGTCCTGTGGCTGGACTCGGACATGAGATTCCCGCCTGACGCCTTCCTACGGCTCCTGCAGCGCGAGGTGCCTTTCGTGGGCATCAACTACGCCAAGCGGCGGATGCCGCCGAAGTTCGTGGGCATCAAGAAGTTCCCCCGTTCGGAGGACGAGCAGGGCCAGTACCTGGACACGCTGGAGTCCTCTGAGGGCCTGGAGGAGTGCGACATCCTCGGCTTCGGATGTTTCCTGATGGAGACAGCGACACTGGTGAACCTGCCCGATCCAGATGATACTCCGTGGTTCATGCACGGCAAGACCGAACTGGGGGCACCTATCGGTGAGGATGCGTGGTTCTGCAGGTACATGATCCAGGACGCCCTGGGCGGCCGGATCTTCTGCGACCATGACCTCTCGAAGCGATGCGGCCATCTCGGTCAATTCGAGTACAAGACTTACCAAGTTGAGGCGGCGCAGACCGTCGGAGAGTAACGATGGACTCAGTCACCGTTGGCTACGACACGCGCCTGAGCGGTTCCATCTGGGTGAGCATTGGCATCGTGATTTATGTCACGGTGTTCGTACTGTAGTATGGCGCTCGTCACGAACTACGCCACCCTGCAGGCGCACATCGCGGATACCCTAAACAGGTCCGACCTGACCGGGGTCATTCCAAACTTTATCCAGCAGTTTGAGGCCCAGGCGAAGCGCGACATGCGTCTGGTGAAGTTTACCGATCGTGGCTCGTTCAGCGTTTCGGCCGACGGCGTCTCTTTGCCCTCGGATCTTTACCGTTTGGAGTCCTGGTACCATGACGGTGCCACGTACTTCGGCCCCATCCAGATCGTAGGCCCGGACGAGATTGGACGTCTGAAGGGCGCCTACGGCGATACCGGCGTGCCCCAGTTCGCAGCCATCGTGGACGGCGTGGCCCGGTTCGCCCCGGAGCCCGACGCCACGTATTACACGAAGATGACCTACCACAGGACCGTTACGGACCTGTCGAACACCAACACCACGAACTGGCTCCTGACCCAGGCGCCAGACATCTACCTGTACGGCGCCCTCGCGGAGAGCGCCCCCTATCTAAAGGACGATGAGCGCGTAGGCCTCTGGAAGACCCTGCTCGAAGAGCGAGTGGAGACCCTCCATATGGCGAACGTGGATGCCCAGTTCGGTGGCAGCATCGCCCGGACCTATACGCCCATCGGAGGCTAAATGGCAACCGTAGATCCAACTGAAAACTACGGCTGGGATCTGCCGACTGTTAACGGCTCTTCCGGCGCTTGGGGCACCATACTTAACAGCATTCTGGGCGACAACGCGACGGGCATCGACGTGGTGGTCAAGACCATCTCCGACGTCGCTAACGCAGCGATGCCGACGGCGGGCGGTACGTTTACGGGCGAGATCAAGGCGCTGACCCAGACGTTCACGGAGTCGGACCTCGGCAACATGACCGGCACTGTGACGATGGACCTGGACGCTGCCAACGCCTTCTTTGGCACCGCGACGGGCACAGTCACTTTCGCCTTCTCGAACGTGCCGACAACGGGTCAGTTCGTGTTCGTGGTCCTAGAGGTCACAAACGGAGGTTCACAGACGCTCAACTGGCCGGCTGCGATTAAGTGGCCTGGCGGGTCCGCCCCGACGCTCACCACGAGCGGTACTGACGTCCTGACGTTCTACACCAGGGACGGAGGGACGACCTGGCGTGGGACGATGGCCCAGGAAGATTCTTCGTGATTATGAGTCAGTTCTCCGCCGGATACACCCCTGAGAGCGTGGCAGCAACAGGCCCTCCAGTCAGCCCGACGATGTACAGCTACAGCGGTGGGTTCATCGGTATCCAATGGACCAACGGCGACTCCTCTGCGGAAACAGAGGTCGCATTCGTAAACGACAACACCAGAACCATTCAGCCGTCATCCCCTTCGGAGATCCAGACCAAAGTCTCGCCCGGCGTGACCGGGTGGGAGTCTGAGCAATCAGCCGACATCTGTACTTGGTACGTGCGCCACAAGAAGGGAGGGCAGACGACCGCGTGGGTGATCGCAACGCTCGGCCCCTTCGAATGCGATGAGTTACTGTGATGGCTACGGACATGGAGATGCAACTGTTAGAACGGATAAACGAAGTTAGTGACAAAGTTGGCGACATCGCTGTCCAGGTCGGAAAGCTCGACGGCGTTGCGGATATATTGAGCGACCACGAAGTTAGGGTGAAAAAGTTAGAGTCATGGCAGGCGCGTCTCATCGGTGGCTACGCCGCTGGGGCCGTACTTCTCGGGGTCGCGTTTCAGATCTTGCTGAAGGCCATTACCATTAACTGAACCCAGGAATGGCATGGACATTATCGGCAAGATTGGAGACATCCTCGGCGGGGCTTTTGGCCTGGTCGATCATCTCCATACCTCGGACGAGGAGAAACTTACACTCAAAGCGCAGCTGCTGACGATACAAACGCAGGTTATCTCGCAGGTCATCTCGGCTCAATCCAAGATGGCTGAGATGCAGGCAAACATCATCACGGCTGAGGCCCGGTCAAAACATTGGCTTACCTCGACGTGGCGACCAATCACGATGCTGACTTTCCTTACGTTGATCGTAGCTGCTCAACTGGGTCTTACCGGGCCAGTCCCGGAAGACATGTGGCCGTTACTGAAGCTGGGACTGGGGGGGTATGTGATTGGCCGATCATTCGAGAAGACTGTCCCCTCCGTTCTGTCTTCATTGAAATCGGAGGACCGCGTCCAGTGAAAGACTTCGAAGAAGCACTCGAAATTATCCTTGTGGTGGAGGGTGGCTTTGTAAACGACCCTGATGATCGGGGCGGCGCCACAAACATGGGCGTCACCCAGGGCACCTACGACGCTTGGTTGACGGCGAAAGGACAGACGACCAGTCCTGTACGGAACATCACCAACGAGGAGGTGGCGGCTATCTACAAGGAGAGGTACTGGGATGCGGTGGGCGCGGACACACTGCCGTGGCCGGTCTCCTTGGTCATGTTCGACATGGCGGTCAACCACGGAGTGGGAGGCGCCAACAGAATCCTGCAGGACGCCCTGCAGGTGGAAACGGATGGAATTGTCGGCCCCATCACGAGGGGCGAAATGATGCACACCCGGCCCGATTCACTCGCGAACGAGGTGTTATGGAGCCGGGTGGAGAAGTACCGCCGCCTCAGCGTGGGGACCCAGAAAAAGTTCCTGCCGGGCTGGCTGTGGCGGGTAGCGCATCTTAGACGGAGCGCAGGGCTGGAAGGTCAGATCGACCAAGTCATCGCGGACGAGTAGATGGGGACGCCACTTCACTTCATACCTCCCCTCGCCAACGTGGCGCTCGGGCGTTACGGCGGTGCGAAGGTACAGCACAAGTTCGGGCGGAACGTTGACATCGACACCGCATCCGATCCAGAGGACCTCTGGGACGGTGGCGGCGTCTGGGTGGCGCCGCTGGCGCCGCGTATCCATGCCCTCGTCAGCACCCTCGCTGGTGACTCTGTGGGCGGCGGCGGTACGGAGGTCGTCCGGGTCGTAGGCCTCAGTGCTTGGGACGGGCGGGAGATCGAAGAGTTGGTGACGCTGGCCGGGCTCACCCCGGTGAACACGGTCAACGAGTACGCCATCATCTACCGGATGCAGGTACGGGGCGGCGCTACGAACCTCGGCGACATCACGGCCACCGCTGCGGTAGACGGCACCCTGACGGCC